TTCCCACGTCCCGGTATTCCCCGGGGGCCCCTCCCGACCATTCGGCGATCTGCAGCACACCTTTTCCCAATGTGTATAATTCAGTGTTCGGATTTTCCGGAAACATAATTTATCCTCCTTCTTTTTTCAGCAATGAGTGCTGAATCTTTTACTCGCTCCTTATTGCTCGTTGTTCATTGCTCATTGCTTCATTTTACCGTTCGCATCTCATAAGTGGCCGTATACAGGCATATGCTCGCCTCCGGCGCGTATACCAGGGAATCTTCGCTGATTAGATACAGCGGAGTCCAGCCGTTCAATATTTTTTGCCGGTGCAGCTTTGCCCTGGCCGCCTCCAGGAGGGCGTAAACGCCGGGACTGGACGCGTCGCCGCGGGCGGCTGCCGCGCTTCCCCGGACGTTGCGGTCGCCGATGATCAGGCTCAATTCCGCGCGATATTTATCATACCGATTTGCATCTGCCAGGGCGAGACTGCCTGCGACAACATATATACAGGGAAACTGAAATGTCACCGCCTCGATGTCATCGACGTCAAGCTGTCCGGAGTACGTCTCCAGCGTTTTGAGACCCGCGTCTTTCAGCGGTTCCAGCCCCGCGATGACGGCATTTTCAAGCCACTCGAATTCATGCATCAGTATTTCCCCAGCGTATCAGGATCAAACATTTTCGTTCTCGCATTCACCTGGCCCGCTCCCTCATATTCTCCCGCGGCGGGCGGATCCGGCGGGGGCTGCAGGCCGATCGATATTTCCCCCTTCGAGATTTTTTCCAAGAGCCTCACGGCGTTCTTGTACCGGTCTGCCCTCGTCTGGGGAATCTCCTCTTTGACACGCGAATAGAGATTGTATATGGCGATATCCATATTGATTTTGGCCAGGATGGGCGGCGCCGTCCCTGCAATAGGAAGTTTCACGCGGCCGCCGATCCAGGTATCGATCTCTTCGGCGGCAGATGCCATCGCCTCGGAAGTCTTATCCTCATCGATGATTCCCGCGCCGGCATCATCGGTCAGCCGGATCAATACAGCCTCGGGCAGCGCCTTTTTGAGATCATCACCCGTACAATAAGCAATCATCGGTCACTCCTTGTCCCTTGATCCTTGATCCTTGTCCCTAAACCACCTTCGCGTAGATGACAGCCCCGGGCCGCTGAAGCACGGGCAGAGGTCTGGTTTCGGCCTTGATCCACCTGCCGCTGGGATCCTTTTCCGACCAGGATTTCGAAAAATAAAGGGCTCCGCCGCCGTTGGCATCGATATTTCCCACGCCTTCGGGCGCGTCGTCATCCACTATGGGCGCGTAGGGAACATCAACGAGATCGTCACACAGGCCGATCAGCATCATATACTTTTCATCAATGAACCTGCGCCTGGTTCCATCGTCATCAAGGAAGGAACCATTATATTCATTTAGTTCAATCTCGGCCAACTTTGTTATCTTGCCGTTTTCCGCTACCTGAGCGCCCTTGCCGTATTTCAAGAGATCGCGCACTTTTTCATGAGCGAGCAGGGCATCCATTACTTCAGACCCCATGTATCCGAGCCATCCGGTGATAGCCCCTCCCGAGTCGTCTTCAATCAGCTTCTTGAAGGCGCGTAATCGGTTGACGGGATCGCTGGCTGCGTTTGTCCAGAGATTGGTGCCGCTCAGCGTCGGTTTATGCGAAGCAGCCATATTGTAATCTACAATGGTCTCCAGGTCGGAATCGAGAATCTGTCCTTTGAGAGCATTGACGGCCCAGAATTCGAGCGTTCTGTCCATAATATCCTTCGCGTCTTTCTGTTCTCTGGCGATTCTGGTCTTCATTTGTTCCAGACCGAACTGTTTCCCGTAGGCCCGAAGCGCGTTAAGCTCCGCGGCATGGATGAAGCGTTTCTGCGCCAGTCTTGGAGCGGTGAGAGTTACAACCTTCCTGCCCGTTTTATCGGTGACCTCGGCGGGCGCGTATACGGAAATATTTTTCAATATTCCCTCGCTGCCCGAGATCACCTCGAATGCGAGCCTGTCGCTCGCCTCCATATGCTCCCTGTTCCTGAAGATCCGGTTATAGACCTTCATGGAAGGCGACTTCATGGCATTGATGGCCGCCGTTAATACTCGTATTTTGAAAAGATCGTCCATTTTATCCTCCTTCTTTGTCGTTTCGCTTATGTTGCGGTTGTGGTTGTAGTTGTTGAGCTTGTGGTCGTCGTCGTCGTGGTCGTCAGAACAGCCAGGATAGCCTCATCTATAATGATGCCTCTGTCCTGGAGCGCCACGATGGCCGTGCGCTTGTCGACCGTCGTTATACCGTCGGGCCATATCATATCCTTCTCCCGATATTTGCCGACAAAATATGCCTGCGCCCTCTGTACGGCTGCCGAATCCGCCACATCCTCCAACAGAATGGCGCGGGCATTGGCGACCGTATTCAGTTTCTGCCACTGGCCGCTTGCCACGCTCACCATTTCCAGAACGGTCCCGCGCTTCAGCGCGCCCGCCGAGGCCTTCAGTGTAATCTCCCGCTGTATATGCACACCGGACGCGATCAGCTGGGAAAGCTCGGCACCCGTGGTTTCCGTTACTCCTAATGTTCCCGCCATGATTATTTACCTCCTTGCTCTTTTGGATTTACTTTGGCCGCTATGCCCTCTCCAATTTCCTGGTCCTTTTTCGCCTCTGTGAAATCATCGCTGTGGCCGGCCTTTTCTTTCGTGGCGATTTCCCTGAATATGGGCGACTTTTCGAAATTTTCGAGAAAATCCTGGAAAAACTGAAGAGGACTTTTCTTTTCGGCCCCATCCGAAAATTCGATTTGCTTTTCTCCATCCAGCCCCTGCATGAATATTACCAGACCGGAATTCGCCCAGGAGGGCAATATCTTGCCATCCTCGACCTTCTGCTCCACCCAATCGGAAATTTCCTTTTTTCGGGCATTCTCACGCGTTTTACGCTGTCTCTCAGCGAACTCCGCCTCCGCTTTCTTTCGTTCCTCCGCGGCTGCCTGTTCTCGTACCCGGCCGATATCCTCTTCCGAAAAGGTCGAACCCGGCAGTTCATTCGGCAGGGCGTCCTCGGGGATCTTCGCCACATCGATGCCCAGAAAATTGAGCATCCCCTTGATCTTTTGTTTGAAATCACTCATATTTTTTTCCTCCTTTCGGTATTCACCGATCTTGTATTGTTTTCTGAATTTATCCAGCCGCCCCTCGATGATCCCGCGCTCCTTCGCGCTGTACTGCGCCCGGTTTTTCTCCCGCCCCCAGTAACCTGCCGCGGCGCGCGTCTGATCCGCATCGGGGCAGGGATACCGGTAATTGACGGGATCGAGAAACTGATCGTCGGGGACATCATCCCATTCGCCGGGTTTCGTCACGTGACCGCCTTCCTTAATGCCGATGCCGTATTGTTTCGATCGGGCCTCCTGCGCCTTTTTCGCGGCCTGCGCGGCTGAAAATTCAGCGTATTCAAACATATACGCCTTGTCATCATCGTCGAACTTCAGATCGGCCAGACCCTTCACCGCCGGCGGCGCGGCTCCCAGAAACCCCACGTGCCGGAGCTTTCCGTCGGGGTAAAAACTGGCCGAACGTTTCTTGTAGCGTCCCTCTTCCACGGCGCGCTCGAATTCGGGAACGATATTCTTCGCCTTCGCGAAGAGCGTCTTTACGCCGTCTTTGATTTCCGTTTTCAGGGCGTTCACCCAGCCGAACGCCGGGGCGTTATGCTCCGGATGCCCCACGACGACCGGCGGTTCGTGAATTCCGGGATTGAAGGTCTCTACGGCGTCGTCGATCAGTTTATCGCCGTCATGCTCGACACCGTGGCTGTCGACCTGCGGACCGCCCCTGAATATCTCGATCCAATCATCGAAACCTTTAAAATTTTTCACGATCCATTCTCCTTTTTCATTTTTGTTGTGTCCTTTCTTGCGAATCCATCCGCCCGTTTCCGGATCTTTTTCATGATGCTGTTTATACGCGTTCATGCATATCCCGTATCTGGCATCCCCTTTGTCTTTCAGTTCCAGCAGGCAGCGCTCATAATCCGCGCCGTCGATGCTCTTCGCGATTGTCTCAGGCATGTTTTCGTTTTCCTCCTGCCAGAATGAAATCGTTCAGGGATTCCCTGATCTCGTCCCAGTCCTCATCCTGCGCCATCATGAACGGTCTCGCCGGTATATCGCCCCAGGGAAGCTTCATCTTCCGGGTATGAGCGCGCACGGTAATTTTGCGAGCCTTTACGGGACGTCCGAATGCCTGAGTAATTTTTCGCATATGCGTCTTAATGCCGGCTTCCACGGCGCCAAATGATCCTTTTTTAGCGCCGAACTGATGAACGGCGGCATAGATTTTATTCGTTCCTATTACGACCTTGTCCTTATCGGCCCTGGCATGAATGCTGCCCGCCATACCGCCGCCGAGGCCCCGATCCATCAATATTTTCGCGCGTCCCTTCCTCCGTGCCAGGGTGACGGGCGAGAGGGGCGCCCATTTTTCCGGCCTCCCTCCCCTTTCGAAATTTCTGACGATCGACGTTCTCACTATCTGCCCGATGATCTTCATGGCGGGTGTCAGATCGCCCACGCGGCGCTGGATATCATCCAAAAGCTTCTTTACACCGTGGTCCTCGATCTTAATATCCAATGTTAGGCCGGCCATAAATTAATCCCTCAAATGTTCATCCCACGCGGCTTTCCCCGGGTTGTAATCCCAGCCCGGATCGATGCCCTTCGGAATTTTATGCATTTTCCCCGTCGTCGGGCTGGTCCATTCGTAATATTCCCGTTTCGGGGCGTCTGTTTTTATGGGAAAGTCTTTTTCCTCTTTCTTCAGGCGCTCTAATTCTCTTTCCGATACGCCGACCACGCCGCATTTGCATCCCCAGCCGTTGGGCGGGTAATGGGTGTCCCAGAACGGATCATCCGCCGGGAGGGCCAGATTGTACCATTGCATATGCTCGGGGCGCGGATTTGCCGCGCTCGACGCGACATATCGGAGATATGGTCGTATCTTGAGCACATCGGGATCCGTCATCTGTTTCCAGTGGCCGGCATGGTAGGCGACGCTCACGTTGGTATTGAATATGACCGCCGTTCTCCAGCCCCTGCCTCCCTTGTATTTCCACCCATGCTTTGAGATCATGTCATCGAAATCCTTGCGGAAGTCGGCGAGTGTCGCGCCGTCCGCAATGCCCTTTTCAACGGCCGTCCGCAAATCCCTGATCAGATCCTCCTTCATCGCGCCGGCGACTACGAAGGCCCGCGAATGCATATCTTTCCAGAGATCCTCCCATGTCCTCGTGGGCAGGCTGATCTTCCGCCTGAAATAGCTGATCGCCTCGTCGAAGGGGAGGCTGAACGGATTAACGTCCGGCATCGGCATCAAACCTCCCTGCTAAATGAGCTAATACCATCGCCCGCTGGATGAGGTTGCCCATCTGCGTTTCATTCATCTTTCCATATATGGAAGTCAGGCCGTCCCTGAATTCCTCCAGGGAATTTACACGCTCCAGGAGCTGTTTTGCGGGCTCGATCAGATCGTCCATAGAAGCGTCTGCGATCGCCTTTGCCGCGATGGCATCCGCGCTTGCATGGATATCATTATCATTCTCGGCGAATTCCGGTTGGGCGAACGGCGGTTTTTCCTGGGCGCGGGGCGGCGTCCCGACTTCGAAATCCTTTTCCTGCAGATTGTATGTGCGCTGATAATAAAATTTCGTGAATTTGACCCCCTGCTTCGTCAGGGTTTCATCCCGCTCAGCCAGTTCTTTTTGAATATTCTCTTCCTCGAAGAAGGCAAATTCAGGAATTGCAGATCCCTGGGCGTTGAATTCAATGACCCACGAAAACAGGATATTGAACGCCTGGGAGATCATTTGTCTGTCCTGGCCGACAAGATCGGCCCTGACTTCCATATGTTCCTTGGTGGCGGCAAAAGAGCCTCCCTTGTCTAACTCCGTCGTCAGGGTCTGCCCTAAGATGGCCTTGGATATCTCGCGGTTTGAAACGGAGATCAACTTTTCGTATATATCAGCGGAGGCGCTCTTACCCGCGGCCTCCGTGATATTCACACTTTCGTCGTTATTGATCACGGCCACCGCGTCCTGAACCATAGAGGTCAATCTCGACAGGAGGGCTCCTCTCTCAGTTTCATTCGTTCCTCTCGGCACCCGGCCTACCAGCCAGGGCATTCCGTACTTTTCGGTGAATATCGCCCAGAATTTAAAACCGCCCTTTTTAAAGACCACCGGCCAGAAACATCTCGCCAGAAGTCTCTCCCCGTAGGGATTCTGGTATGTCGCGTGATGTCTGGGCAGCAGAAATTTGTATTCCGGGATTTCTTCACCGTCTGTCATGTTATCTCTTGACAGAAATCTGAGTCTGTTCTTCGGATCGAACCTAAACCACTCCTGGGGTTTCCCCTCGATCCGTTCCGGCAGCCATGAGTTTTCAGCGCTTTTCCAGATTACCTCCAGGGGGGCCATCCCGAAAAACGGCGCTTCGAGCATATCGGTGATGACCTGATATACATCGAGCGAATTCATAAAATTTTCTGTAATTTTGTAACCGTTTTTGTTTTGCCGGACTGAGCCTTCTTTCGCTTCATTGATCTTCCATTCGCGCGATAACGTCCCTGATTTCCGGCTCTGATAACAGCTCCAGACATGGGCGTCGGAGAGAAGTTGGCGATAGACGGCAACATCCTGTCCGGTTTTCTGCAGCACCGGATCGGGATCCGGCAGCAGCGCGTATATGCCCATCCAATCCAGCGATCTTGACCTGGCGGCAATCTCCGCGCTAAGAGATTTACGATCTCCGAGTTCGATAGATTCTGTCTCGTTCAGCCAGAGTTTCATTAATACGCTCCATATCTGACGGATCCGTGATATCCGTCCAGTTCGGATGTCATGTTTCTCGCGCCCGCGGTCAGGATATCGGGGACATCAGTGTATCCCGCCATTTCAGAGGCCGCGTAGAGCGCCATCGCCCCGGCTATTCCGGAATCTCCGTGGCGCTGTTTCTTGTCTTTGCTTTTCGTCTTTGTATCGGGCAGCCTGGCCACACCCTTGATAAGCTTGAAGGCCCGGTGGTCCTCGATAATATCGGCGTCTTTTGGGAGCAGGATCGTTCGATCCTCAAAAGCGGCCTTATATTTCGGCATATTCTCCCTGTACCAGCTCTCCGTCAGCATGACCTGAGCGATCCTCATGGCGCCATATTTCTGCATGGCGCGTTCCGCCAGATACTGGCCGTTTCCCCTGGCATCCAGAGCGCCTCCGGAAAACCGCGGCAGACGATCCACGACATAAAAGAGGATCTGTTCCTGCTGCTGAAACGGAATGTTTCTCAGTTCCAGAACGAATGGGGCCCGGAAAGTTGCGTTCTGCTGTTCGGCCAGGGGCATAATTACCGTGAGATCACCGGTGCGTCCGAAATCCTCGCCGAAATAGTGATTCCGCATCGAGTCGAGATCAGTGAGAAGCGGCTTGAGCGTCTCCTCGCACCAGTCCTTGACCTCGGCATATCTAAGGCGATCCGCAAGCTCTGCGAATGAAGTTTTTTGTTCGTAGCGAATGACAGGTATCTCTTTGGAGAGACATGTCTCGATGAGGGCGCGGGTCAGATAGACGCCGCTTCCCTGGGAGGGAATGCAGAAGAGTTCTTCTTCGGCGTCGTCGCCGTAAAAATCAATCAGCGCCTGTCGCCACTGCGTCTCTTTTTCTTTCGACCACTCCTCGCCCGTCCGGAGGCATATCCTTTCATAGAGGCCCTCATCCAGCGCGTCATCCAGTGTAATTCTGTGTAATGAATAGGGTTTTCGTCCCGCCAGAATATCATTGACCAGGCCGTTAAAGGGGTTGTCATCTCCGTTGTGTGTGGATATGACCACGACACGGCCTCCCCACATGAGCATGGCCATAGCGGCTTTCAGGAGCCCGGCGAGATCATCGTGAAAAGCGGCTTCATCGATGACGATTTTCCCCTGTTTTCCTCTCAGGTTTGCGGGCCGGGATGAGAGCGCTGTGATTTTCCAGCCCGAAGCGAAACGGATCCGGAACGATTTGATGTCATGCCCCTCATTTTCTATAACGACTTCCTCTATTTCTTCCGCGGCTAACTGATAGAAACGCGACCAGTCGGCGCAGTCCTCGATGAACTCCTGGGCCATTTCTTTATTATAGCCGATATACCAGACATCCATCCCGGAGGTCTTTGCCGCAAGAAGGGTGTCATCGGCCGCTTCGCCCCAGGACAGCCCTACCCGCCGCGATTTTTCGACCGCCTTTACCTGCGACTCATCCGCCATCCATCGTTGCTGATAGGGCAGCAGGACGGCCGGCGTCCGGTTTGACCTATTTTCTTTATCCCAGGTTGTTATCATCCCGCAATCCCTAAAATATCTTTTCTAATCGCATCGGCGGCATCTTCCGAAAGCCCTCGATTCTTCAACACTTTTGAGACCTTCCGCGCCGCTTCTCTCGCCTTTTTTCTCGCCTCTGCCTGCCATTTTTTCTGCGCCACCGAAGCGCGGCTGAGACGCGCCACCATGACCCCCATTTTGGGAAATATCTTCGCAAACTCATCCGGGTTGTCTGATTGCAGGTTGATCAGCACGTCGAACGCCCGCTCCTGTACCAGCCTGATCAGGGCGTCATTCATCGCGCCCTCTTCATCGCCCGCGGCGCTTGCGATCGCCTTTGCCTGTTCAGTCGCTACCTGAATGGCCGACAGTCTGCTCTCGAATTCCTGTCCGTAACGGTGGATGGAGGATTTGGAAATTCCAAATCCCTGCTCGGTGAGCCAGTCAGCCAGGCCCTGATAATCGGCAAAACCGTTTTTTATGAGTTTCCGGTTAAGGTCTTCCTTCACATCGTCAGGAAGCTGTGTAACCGCTGATCTTTTCGGCATAATCTCACCACCACTTTTTCGGGCGGGCGATTCCGGGGTGACATTTAACGGTATATTCCGCCACGTCAACGCCATGATGTGTCAACTCGGCGTGCCAGTTCGGGCCGGTCTCGCGGCCGTCTACCTTTACGAGGTTTCGGTCTTCCAGGTAATCAATTTCCCTGCGGATTTCCAGGAGGGTTGCATCGCCGATTATGCCCTGCACGGCCGTCAGTATGGTCCTGTCACTGGCGCCGATGGGCCGCCCGGCATTGAGTGTTTCCAGGATGAGCCAGCGCATCTGTTCGCGTTTCGTTTTTTCAATATCGATCTCGTTCATTTCTCCGATGTTCCCCCTTTCATCTCATATATCAGCGCGGCAAGCGCATCCATTTTAGCGCTCATCCGCACCGAAAACGGAATGAAATCCTCCCGCCTGACGTATTCCAGGGGGAGCGCTCTTTGCATCTCCATAATGTCGGCTTCCACCTTTGTAAACCGCGCGTCAAATGAGTTCATACTCCGGCCTATCACCCACCTGACTGTGGCGATAATCAACACGCCCCATATGCCGACTACGCCTAATAACCAGATGAAATACTGTGTAAATATCGCGTCCGTCACAGACTTCTCCTTTCGTGCCGTTCCTGGCATTCGACGCACCGGACGGCATCGGGGCTTGCCTCCAGCCGCCCCGCCGGAATCGGAACCTCACAGTCGAGGCAGCATCGAACACCGTCGATATATAATGCCATC